TTGCGCCGATTCGTGCCGGGAAGGTGTTACGACCATCGTTACACCTTCGGCGCGGGGGATATCCAAAACCGACAGTCTGTCGGATTTGAACCCTCAAGCCACCTCCACCAGTAGCCCGTTCGTCGTCCATTGGCGCTGCAAGTTCAGGCTCTCGCGCACAAGGCTGGTCAGGGTCGACACCTGGGCCGATAGCGCCGCCGTCTGTTCTGCCTGCGATGCCGCCGCGCCTGTTACCGTGGCGGGTGCGACGGTGGACGGGGCCATGCCAAGGCGGGCCAGCGCGATTGCCTTGTCATAGGCGAATTGCGAGTCGTAATCCTCGGGCGTGATCGCCGCGACGGCTTCCTCGATTGCGCGGGTTGCCTCTTGGGTCGCCTCGTTCAAGTCTTCCTGCGCCCAGACTTGAAGCTGCAGGGCGCGGGTCGTCTCGTCCGTGATCTGGGCAAGCTGCAACTCGCGCAGGCCCGCCTCGTCGCCCTGCAGGCCCAGAAGCTGCATTTGCAGGGACAAGTTGTCAGCCGCCACAGCCGCCGCCTCTGCAGCCGCTTCGGCCTCGTCGCGCAGGGCTTGGTTGCGTTTGGCTAGGGCGCGGTTGCTCTCGTCATAGCCTGCAATCTCTTGCCGCCGCAGGTAATTCTCATGGCCCATGAGTTCGTGATATTCGCGCATGAGGTCGGCCCGTTCCTCGTCTGCCGCCTGTTGCGCGCTGCCCTCATAGGACGATCCACCGCCGCCAAACAGGCCCCCAAATAGCCCGCCTGCCAGACTGCCCAGAATGCCACCGATTGGCCCGCCGAAAATGCCGCCGATCTGCGCACCCGCAAACTGCGAAACGATCCCCTCCACCGCGTCCGCCGCCGTCGCAACGAGAGCGTCACCGAATGCCTCGAAGTCCTTCATCCCGCTTTCGGTGAAGTCGCGCAGGGCATCCCCAAGCCCGCCTAGACCAACTTCGGCAATGTCCTGCAGACCTTGCCGCCATTCGGCAACCGGGTCGCCAGCGTCGGCCAGGATCACGTTCAAGGTTTCGGCAATGGTCGCGACTTCCTCCACGGCTGCCGCCGCGCCATTTGGCCCGCCCGCTGCAGTCGCCACGCCGGTCAATGCGCTGCCATACCTGGCCAGAGCATCCGCCCGCCGCTGCATGTCGATTGCGTCTTGAATGTTGCCGGTGTTGCCGCGCGGGTCTTCCGTCTGCCCCAGAGCGTTACTTGCGGCCCGTCCAGCCTCGGCGGCTTCCTGTGCAAGGATGCCACGCGCCGCGTCCCAAGCCGCCGCTGCAACGCCCTGCATGGTGGCCAGAAGGCCCGCCGCTGGCCCCTGCGCTGCAGCAAGGTTGCCAGCAAAGAGGCGCATCCCTTCGACAGCCTCAAGAAGGCCCGACGAGATACCTTGCGAGATTTCGTTCAGGCGCGCGGCCTCCACGACGCCCTCGGCCAGTCGCTTGGCAAGGTCCGCCGCCGCGCCGTCCATGTCTTCCAGCGGCCCCTTTGCCGCGACGAGGGCATCAAGCGCCGCCTGCATGGCCGCTGCAGCCTCCGCAGGGCCGCCAGCGTCGCCGATGTCCAGAATTGCTTGCGCAAGTGCCTCTGCCTCGGCAACCCGGTCCTCGGTGATCCCTAGGTCATCCATAAGGCTTCCCAGCGCCCATGCGCGTTCGGTGCTGCTGACAGCATCGGTGACTTCCGCAACCGCCGCCGCCAGTTCCCCGAATTGCTCTGAGATCGCCGTTGTGGTGGCCCTGAGCGCCTGTTCCGCCTCGCCCCGTGCCAGTTGTGCGAGGGCGTTAAACGCGCGGTCAGCCTCCGCTGCCATCGCTCCGAAGTCTTCCTGCAGTTGCGCAGATGACGTGCCTGCGGCCTCTGCCGCGCGCCGGTAATCGTTGACGGCTTGGGTCAGCGCCTTTACCCGATCTTCCACCGTCAGCATTTCTTCGCCCGCGCCGAATAGGGCAGTCGTCAGTGAAGGCAGGACCAAGCCCGCAACAGCACCGATTGCGATGCCTGCCGGGCCGAAAAGCATCCCAAGGTCAGCGGCTTGGACAGCAAGCGCCTGCATCGGTCGGCCCGTCGCGGCGGTCTGTTGCGCGATTTGGCTCAATTGCTGCAGCATCCCCCGGCCATCGAAACCAGAGGTGGCGCGCTGCAGGGCTTGGGTGTCCACCTGCATCCGTTTCAGGGTGATGCGCGCACGATCCGCCCCACTCTGAAATGACGCCGATTCCATGCCCAGATTGACGCGAAGTGATCCGACGACGACTGCCATTTGTCAAAACTCCCAGGGCTTCCGGCCCGTGTTGTGATCCGCCAGCGCCCGCCCGCCCGTCTTCGGGTCAACGGTCGCTTGCGGGGTGATCCGTAGGGACGTGGCAAGGCTCTGGACGCGCGCCGACTGTTGCGCATGGGCGCGCATCAAGGCCCGCCACTCGGCCACATCCATCGGGTCCGGGCCGCGTTCATGGGCCACGATCATCTGCCGCAGCCTCTGCGATGCGACGACGTGCGAGACATATTCGGCCAAGAGGTCGAGGTTGCGCCCGGTGATCCATCCGGGCGGCAGACCGTCCACAACGCGCCGCCAAATCTCGGCTTCCTCGTCGCGCCAAAGGGTGTAGGGCGGTTCGGGGCGTTCGATGACAACAGCGCCAGCGGCTGTCGCCAGTTCTGCGGCTGATCTGCGGCCCCGTTTGCGAACGGTCATCTGGAAAACCCCTTATTCTGGACGTTTAGGAAAAGTGCATCTTCCGATCGGTGTCCGGTTTCACCCCCCTGAGAGGCTCGGGCACCCCCTCACCACACCGGAAAGCCGTTCGCGTCGAACCTGACGCGGGGCTTGCCGCCGCGCTTCACGGTCTCCGCTTCGATGTGGCAGGGGTTGCAAAGGCTGATCAGGTTGCCCTCGTCATCCGTGCCGCCTTCCGCCAATCCGACGATGTGGTGAACCTCTGTCGCCGTCGTCATCCGGCCTTTGTCCCTGCAATGCTGGCAAAGGTAGCTGTCACGCCGCATGACGGCCTCGCGCTTCCTGCGCCACGGTCTGCCGCCTCTGCCGGTGCCTTCCCAAGTCATTGGAGAAACTCGTCTGAAGGGTCTTCGCCGTCATCGTCGCCTTCGCCCACGCGCTGCCGGTCCACTGGCGTGCCGCCCATTGCGGTCAGGCAAAGCCGCAGTTGCGCATAGACGCCAATCGGGCAATCAGGTTCCTGCACGCGCACCGACAGTCGCGCGGCCATTTCGGTGATCGCCCGATCTGATCGGCCAAGCCAGGGCATTTCGGAAACGATCTCGCGCCAAGCCTCGGCTTCCTTTGGCGTCAGCTTGTCGGGCGGGCCTTCAAGGGCCTCCGTTCGGGGCTGTCGCCTGTCAGCATATCGGCCAGGGTGCGCAAGATGCGCGCCGGTAGCCTTTGCGACTGCGAGAGGTGTGCGTTTTCTGGACATTCCAAAGCCCTCAATTGGCAAAGTGAAAGTTTGCTGCCCCATGCCGTGACCGATCCCCGTGCGCCGCAAGGTCTGGCCCCCCCCATGTGGGGGAAGGGTGGCAGCGCCCGGAAACCCTTACGTCGCTGCCTGCACCGCGCGTCTTGAAGGGACGCCGTGCCTTGTCGGGGTTTGCCCACTCACCGACTAACGGGGGCTGTTCGGGGTGAAATCATAAAGCCCCGCGCCGCCCTGCGCTGTCTCGTCAGGTTGTGGCCATCTTCAGCCAGCGAACCGCGTTGTCATCGAAGGTGATCCCGCCAATGCGTTGGCGGATGTACCATTTCACCTTGCCCGGTTCGGTGACGTTGTTATCGACCGTCACCCGCATCCCGCCGTTGCTGGCAAGGATGTAGGCCCGATCCCAGTCGCCAAAGGCGATGGGAAAGTCATCAGCGCCGATGTTGGGCATCGCCTCGCTGATGACGACGGGGTAGCCAAGAAGGCGGGCAGGCTGGCCCTCCGAGAAGCTGTTGGCCCAGAGGAGGAATTGATCCTGCCCCTTCAGCTTCATCACGACGGAAGCGGTCGCGCTATTCATGACCCAAACGCCGCGCTGCCGGTATCCGGCCTTCAGGTCGTAAACGAGGCTGATCAGCGAATCCGCCGCCAGCGTCGATGCGTGTCCGTTGGCCACATACTTGAACAGGCCAGCCGTGCGCGATCCGTCAGCGGTGGACACGGGGTCGGTATTGATCAGGCCCGTGGGCTTGTTCGATCCGTCGCCCGTCACCATCGCCGTCGCTTCGGCAACGGCCATCGCGTCACCCGCCTCCATTGCGAACCAGGACGCGATGTCAAATGCGCTGTCCATCACCAATTCCTCGGACGCTTCAACGAGGGCGTAGAGCGTGCCGAACGTCGGCTTGGGTGCGATCAAGGTCGGTTCGGTCGTGCCGTTCCGGGTCGCGTTCTCGCCGACCCAGCCCGTCGTTGCGTTGGCATTCGACAGGGGAAAGGTCACGTCGCGCGTGTTGACACTCACCTGCCGCACAAGGTTGCGCAGGGGGTTGCCGTCCGACAGTCGCTTGGTCAGCGGGCCAAGGATTACCTCGGGGACGAGGAAGCCGCCGGCCGCATCGGTCGCGCCGGATGCGGTCTTGGTTTCCAGGTCCATCAGCGCGGCTTGGGCTTTCTGGTCAAGCGGGTTGCGCAGGAAGGTCGTGAATGCCTTCGTGTGCTCGTCGTTCTGGGTCTTGACCTTGAAGCCGCCGCCAAGCGCCGCGCGCCCAAGCTTGGCCTCGATTTCGTCCAGTCGCTTGCTGTCAGTCGTCACGCGGTCGTGCACCTTCTGCACAAGGCCGGTGATCTCGGAAAGATCGGTCATGTCGTGTCCTTTGCGGAATAGGCCACGCGGTGAAGCGGGCCAATTGGAATTGATCGGCCAAGGGCCGGGGGGATTGGAAAGGGGCCAATCGCGTCAGCTTCGCGCTGATTGTGCCGCCCGGAACCGTCAGCCTCGCGCTGATCATATCCGAGTGTCCGCCTGCCTCGCGCAGGTCTGACAATTTGACAATAACACAGCCCGCTATTGCGGCAAGCCTGAATTGTCACGCTCCACCATATCGGCCAAATCCCGCAATAGTTCTGCCGCAGCCGGACCACCCAGAACGTCGCGCGTCACATGGCCTGCGGCCACCGCAATTGCAGTCGCTGCCGCCTGCGCGTCCATTACGCCCATTGCCGTCAAATCATTTGCAATCCGATAGAAGCCGCGTGTTGCGGCATTGACTGTTTCGCGCTGTGTCATTCGCTTATCCCTTCCTTGGGGGTTTCGTTCCGTTCGAGAATGTCGGCCAGGAGCCGCAATTGAAGCGCCGCGTTTTCCCGGCCCAGATGCAGGGTCATCAGCCGCGCCGCCGCTGCCGCCAGAGCGCCAGAGACACGGGCCGGGGGAAGCGCGCCTGAGGCGATGAGTTCGCAGGCCATGTCGAAAAAATGCCGGGTTGCCGCATTGGCGCGGTCGGCCTCGTCGGTCGTGGTCATGGGGTGTCCGCCTTCGTGTGCGCGCTCACACGATCTGCGAAGCGTCGTCTAAGGGCATGGTGCCGCCGATGGTCCGATTGACACAGCCAACGGACGGCAAGGGGCTTGTCGTAATCTTCGTGGTGACCATGGATAACAGCGCCGTCTTC